CATGGCGTGGTGACGGTGTGACCGCACCAGCCGGGGGCGGTCCAGGCCGCGAAGCTCGTCAAGATGAACGGCAAGTTCGTCGTAGTCCAGTGTCCGTTTTGCGGTTGTCAGCATGCTCACGCGTCCACGTCACGCGGCTCAGCTGAGGTAGTCGCTCTGTGCCACAAACCATTCCAGCCGTTGCTGACCTACGCCATTCCCCCGCGACTACACAAAGAGGACGAACTGATGGGCTATATCGCCATGGCTGACTATGAGTCGACGCCGCGCATCACCGACCCCCACCGAGCTGCTGGCCGAGGAGAAGCTGAGGTCCGCATGGCTTCGTCAGCTCCTCGCCGAACGTGACGCCGAGCTGGCGGCACGGGAACGTGCCATCAACGCGGCGTACCTCGACTCACTGGCTAGTGGCCGACGCACTCCCGCGAGCATGTATCGAATGCGGGACCGACATCGCGACCGGCTCACGGTGCCGTGACTGTCGGCTACCCCCGAACGCCCCCAGCCTAGCGCCACCGCCCGTGGCTACGACCACCGATGGACCGTGCTGAGCCGACTAGCGAGACAGCAGCAACCCTGGTGCACAACCTGCGGAGCCCCCCCGAACACCGCCGACAACCCGCTTGGGGGTGGATCACACCCCAGCCGCTTGGGCGAAGCTCGCCAGCGGTAGACGGCTGACCCTCGCCGACTTCGAGTCAGGTCTGTTAAGTGTGGAATGCCTCCGATGCAATGTCGCCAAGGGCAACGCTCGCGGCAGCAACGTCAACAGGCCCTCAGATCGCCTGTAGCGCAGCATCGCAGCGCCCCAGGTCCATCTCTCCAGCAAACCCCTGAACGCCTGCCAGCGTGGCGCACAGCCCCGGCGATCAGCAAAGGGGTGGCGGGGGGGTGCCCCAAGCTGCCTCGCCGCAGGACGGACGATGCAAAGCGCGAAGCCAATTACTCTCTGGGCGTCGAGCTAGACATCGGTCATCGTCGCGGCAGAGGAACCGCCTTCTAGATTGTCGTCGGCCAGTTCGACCCATGCGCCAGGTGCGAGGTAGTGATGCGCGGTCTGGGTGCCGTCCTTGTTATCCATCGTGATGTGGAGGACACCGCTTTCCATGACCTCGTAGGTGTTCTTATCGGACTTGTAGGTCCGCTTTCCTGACTTGTGTACGACCGTGAATGCCATTTTTGCAGTCTGTCAGAGGCCACCAGTGCTACTTCTCGGCGGCTCTTGGCAGGGTGAACCGCGACTTCAAGGGATAGGCGCTGAACCGCTTTCCTTGTGTCATGCGGTCGAGGTGCCGGTTCATCGACGAGGTTGTGCGCAATGCACGCCGGAGCGCGTTCTGATAGTTCGTCATTGCCCCCCTCGACCAGCTTCGCCCGCTCGTCGGCAGGCACTACAAACTGCAGGTCACTCTCCACGTCAACGGCCCAATTCATCACGCCGAGGATGGCGTCTATGAGCACCGATAGATGTCGCTCATTAGGAACCAGGAGCGTCCTGCGCAAAACCATGAGGGCGTTGTACTCGGTCCATAGTTCGGATCGAATGCCCTCATTGAGCATGTGCCCCCCCCATTTGCGAGACCGAGTGCCTCCCGACACAGCTCGCCCACCTTGTCGATGTGTTCGCCCAGTTCCTTGCGCTTCTCTCGCTGGTCTTCGGTGTAGGGCTTACGCGAATCCCGTCGCCAATTCAGCAGATTCACGCCGAGACTTCCTAGCCCCGCTAACCCTCCGATTTGCGTCAACGTCTCAAACCACCCCATAGGAGCAATGCTGTCATGAGTGCCGGCCCAAAGAGAGCTGTGGACGCTTCGCCGCTGCCGTGGCGTCCACGCTCTTCGGGTTCCGCGCGCTTCGAGGCATTTTGCCTCCGATTCATCAGGGTTCCGAAGGGCGCGGGGGGGCGCTCGCTCCACTTCGGCTTCGCCCCTGGCAGATAGAGCTAGTCGGTAGCGTTCTAGACGCCGAGCGGACTCCCCCCCGCATTGCCGGATGGGCGCTGCCTCGTGGGCAAGGAAAATCCACTCTCGTCGCTGCTTTGGGCCTCTACGAACTGATGACCGGTGGCGAGGGAGCCACGGTCATCGTCGCGGCGGTTGACGAGCGCCAGGCAGGCATTGTCTTCGGTATCGCCCGCCGAATGGTCGAGCTGTGCCCTGAGCTTGAGTCGCGGGTGCAAGCGTTCAAGGACAAGTTGGTAGTGCCGAGTCGCGGTGCCTCGTTCCAGTGCTTGCCGTCCACCCCGGCATCCCTTGAGGGTCTTGACTATTCGCTCGCAATCTGCGACGAGATCGGACGACAGGATCCCGAGACGTGGCAGGTGATCGCCTTGGCGTCGGGCAAGCGGGAGCGATCGACGCTGATTGGCATTGGTACACCCGGCCCACGGGAGGACAACGTCCTGGCGCAGCTTCGCGCCTATGCCCAGGAGCATCCGGAGGACGGTTCGCAGGTCTACGTTGAGTTCAGCGCAGCGGGCTTCGAGCACGTCCATCCCGTTGACTGTGCGCATTGCTGGGAGCTAGCCAATCCGGCGTTGGATGACTACCTCTACCGCGACGCCCTCCAGGCGCTGCTGCCACCCAAGACGAGCGAGGCCAACTTCCGACGAGCTCGGCTGTGCCAGCCCGTTCACACGAACAGTGACCCGCCGCTGCCACCTGGGGGTATGGGACGGCCTGGCTGACGGGGGGAGAGATTCCCGCCGGATCGCGGGTAGTCATCGCGTTCGATGGAAGCTACAGCGGTACCGACGCCACGGTGCTCGTGGCCGCGACGGTCTCGCCCAAGCCACACGTACAGCTCATCCAGTGGTGGGGTCGGCCTGATCCGAAGGACACCGAGTACCGCGTGCCCATCCTGGAGGTGGAGCAGGCCATCAGAGACGCGTGCCGCCGTTGGGACGTAGTCGAGATAGCCGCCGATAGTTACCGCTGGCAGCGGTCCCTGGCTGTGCTGGAGGCAGATGGCCTGCCCGTCAGGGACTTTCCCCCCCAAAGCATCTCCCGCATGTCGCAGCCACCTCGGGATTCCTTGACGCCTGCCGCAACGAACAACTGAGTCATTCAGCCACCCACTGATTGGCGAGCACCTGAACAACGCCGTCCTGACAGAGGACGGGCGCGGTGGGCGACTGGTGAAGGCCAACCGGTCCCGACATGCGGGCCGTATCGACGCCGCAGTTACCGCCGTGATGGCGGTATCGCGGGCCACCTGGCACGCCACCAAGCCGAAGAAGTCAAAGAAAGCGTGGAGTTTCCCGTCGTGAGTTCACCCCTACTGATCGAGATGCAGCAGCGCCTGTCAGCCGGTCTGCACCGTCGATCCGAAAACCGTTCCTACTGGGATGGCAAGCAACCTCTGGCGTTCCTGGCCCCCCGAAGCCCGTGCCGCACTGGGCAGCCGCTTCGGGACACTGTCGGTCAACTTCGCTCGCGTGTCGATTACCGCACTGACAGAGCGGGTGCGGCTGAATGGCTTTGACGGCGTGCCGGTTTGGGACGATCTGCTGGCCCTGGACTACGACCAGCTTGCAGACACCCTGCACCGTGAAGCTCTCCTGCAGGGCGAGGCGTTCGCCCTGGTGTGGGCCGACGAGCAGGGCAATCCCACGATTACCATCGAGTCCGGTGAGACCGTGACCGTCAAGCGCGACGACGTGACCCGCAAGATCGTCGCCGGTATTAAGCAGGTCACGGTGAACACCACGCCAGCGACCGACGGACATACCGATGTCTGGCTCTTCACTGCCGAGACCGTGGAACATTGGCGAAGCAACACCCCGAACGGTGGCGGGGGGGAGTTCCAGCTACTCGACACAGTTCCGAACACGCTCGGCGTCGTTCCCATCGTCAGCTTCACCAACGCTGACCTCCTGCCCTCGACCTGGCGAGGCACCCCCCCGTACCTAGAGTACTCAGGCGAGTCGGAGATCGAACCGCTCAAGTGCCTCATCGACGGACTCGCCAAGACCATTGCCGATCTCGCGGTCGCGCAGGAGTTCACGGCCCGCCCGCGCCGTTGGGCCACGGGCATCGAAGCGGTTGAGGAGGTCATTCTCGACGCTGACGGCAACCCCGTACTTGATGACGACGGCAACCCAAGTACCCGGTCGGTCAATCCTATTCCGGAGGGCAGTCGGGCGATGCTCTCGGCGAATGACCAGGCCCGGTTCGGCCAGCTCGACGGCGCGAACCTGGCGGGATTCCGCACCTCTGTAGACATCTGGGTGCAGGCCATCATGACCGTCTCGGCCGTGCCGCCGCACATGGCCGGGTGTCACCACGGCCAATCCGTCGACCAGTGAAGCGATGCAAGCTGCGGAAGCTGGTCTGACCGCGCGGGCTGAGAGCAAGGCCAAGTTGTTCGGGCGTTCCCATGAGCAGGTGGCTCGCCTGGTCTACGCCATCCGACACGGCGTGGACGTACGGACCGTCAAGGTGCGAGCCATCTGGGGGGCCGTTCGATGTGCGCAGCGAATCTGCCGCCGCCGACGCCGCCGCGAAGCTGATGGGCAGTGGCGTCATGAGTCGTCGCCTGCTGTTGGCGCGAATGGGCCTGTCGCAGGACCAGATCGAACGTGAGATGGCCGAAATCAACTCCGACGCACAGAATGCCCGCGACATCACCATGGGCCGCTACGTAGCCGGTCTGCAGGACCGTTAGCCCCACTCACTCCACCCGCACCCCAAAGTCGCTCAGCGTCGCTCCCAGGGGGGGTGCGCAATCGCACCACATAAGGACAGGCATGCCAGAAGAGAACGCCCAAGAGGTTGTCGAGAATCCCGCCCAGGTCATCGCCGATGATCCCGCCGACGAACCGAAGACCTATGACGCCGACTATGTCAACGGTCTCAAGAAAGAGGCAATCGACCACCGGCACAAGGCCACCACTCTGGCCACCCGCTTGCACACCGAGTTGGTGCGCCAGACGGGACGCCTGGCCGATCCCGCCGAACTTGGATTCGACCCCCACTCATCTGGACGACCCCCCCGAGGCGCTGAGCGCCGCAATCGACGAACTCCTCACGCGCAAGCCGCATTACGCCGCCCGCACCCCCCCGCACGGCAACGTCGGGCAGGGGGGCGAAGGACCAAGGTGCGCAGCCGGGGGGGAATCTCATCTCAACCCTCAAGTCGTTCGTGTAGTTCCATGAGATAATGGTGGAAGCGGGAGTGATTCCCGCGCCATTCTCATTTCGGGTGCGATGCCCATTCCCGCCGGACGTGATGTCCGCCGCAATGCAGGGCGTGATGCCCTAGCCGCATGCGATGAAAAGTTCTATCTCGGAAAGAGATTCCCTCATGGCAATCGCCATTCCCACCGGCAACACGTCGGCAATCAACGCTGCACTGTCCCAGGCCGTCGTCGGCCCCCTGCAGGAGAAGTCCACCTTCCTGTCCCTGCCCGGTATCAACATCGTGGACACCGCCGCACCGCTGCGCATTCCGCTGTCGGCGACCACCGCACCGGCAGCCGCGTTCACCGCCCCCGGCGACGAGATCGCTCAGCAGAACGTCGGCCTCACCGAGAAGGTGCTACTGCCCACTGAGCGAGTCGGCATCAAGTCGCTGACCGCCGTGTCCAACGAGCTGATCCGCATGGCTCAGCTCAACCTGGAGTCGGTACTTCAGCAGCGCATCGTTGAGGACGCCGCCGTGGTCCTCGACGCCGCCCTCTGGAACGGCGCTGGCACCGCCGACTCCATCACCGGCGTCCTGCACGGCGTGACCGCCACCAGCTCCGCTGACCTGCTGACCGATCCCGACGTGCTCATCGACGCCCTGGCCGAGATGGCCGAAAGCTATGTGACCCCCCCAACGGTTCTCGTGATGCGTCCGACTACGTATGCGGCGCTTCGTAAGATCAAGGTGTCCAGCACTGACAACCGCTACGTGATCGACCCCCCCGCCGCTGCGTTCGCCGTTGGTCAGCAGAACCTCTTCGGCGTGGCCGTGGTGACCACCACCGCGGTACCCGCCAACAGTGTGGCCATCCTCGACACGTCGCACATCTGGGTTGGTCGTGACATCGACTCCTCGGTCGTGGTCCTCACTGAGCACTTGGCACCAAGGACAGCATCGGCATCCGCGCCGTCTCCCGCTACGACGTGCTGACCACACACGCGGCGGCAGTCCAGCTCTACAAGGCCAGCTAGCAATGGCGGCACCGGACAGTGCCGCTCTCGCCGCGTTCCTCGGCAGGTCCGTGAACTCAACGCAGGCCACGGCGGTACTCCAAGTGGTGACGGCACTCGCGAAGTCCTACACCCGTGGACAGGGATTCACCGCCGACGGACCTGCCGAGGACATCGCAGCGGCCATCCTCACCGCGTCAGCACGATTGATCAGCAACAGTTCAGGTCTGCTGTACGACGAGACCGAAGGACCGTCCTCGGTGAGTTACCGGTCTGCGTTCCAAGGGTTCTCAGTCGGTGAGCAGTCGACATTGAACCGGTACCGGGTACGGGCACTGTGATCGGCACCGTCTACCGCGCATCAAAGCGGGACGCACATGGAGACCCGGTCGACCAGCACGGCAACGCCGTTCGCCTCAGCGGTGACGGCGCGAAGCTCGGCACCATCGACGGAATGATCATCGGTGCCCGCACGTCGGACACCCTGGCCGTTCGCGGTGATGTTGTGTCGACCGCTGGTCTGATCGGTTGGCCCGCGTCGTCGGAAATATCCCCGCAGGCGGGTGACGTGGTCGAGCTGGACGGCCAACGGTTCGCGATCACCGGCCCCCACCATCTGGGGGGGCAGGCCGCACTCGTTGACGGGATCACCGGCCCGCTACTGCTGGATAACCGCCAGCGCGAACTAGAAGACTTGCCGTCCGTCCAATAGTCCTATGACGGGGATGAACACGGGCGGCACCCAACACGCCACCGAACGCGCCTCACGGCGCAAGGCTGTAAGGCAGCCTGCCAATCGGTGGCCAGGCGGGACTCAATCCCCCCCCGCCGCACGCCCCCCCTGGTCGGATGGGACCGATGCAGGGGCACATACTTCCCGAGAGTCGGTCTCGGGTGTGTGCGCCGTCCTCCACCTGGCAGCACCGCCAAACCCCCCCCGCTGGTCCGCCAGCGGGGGTTTGTGCATTTTGGGTGCCCACATCATCGGGGGAAGGAGGGCTTTGTGGCACCCAAACATATTGCACTGCTTGATGATTCGTGCGCGCGGAGTTAGTGTCCTGGCCATGAATTCATCGGAGACCACTCACTGCCCCCCCACCTGCCTGATCCGGATGCCCCCCCACGGCCACCGCGTACCCGCAATGACGCCCGTGGCGCTCACCGACTCAGAACGCGCACTGTGGGAGAAGGTTAAGCCACTACCCCCTGGCCTGAGTCCACGGCAGGCGAGACGTTCTCGATAGGCAAGCCCTGCGCCCATTCCTTGAGGTGCGGTGATCGCAGAGCGTTCTCAAGGACAGTGCGATTCTCAACTGGTACCTCACCGCTATTCGCGTACGCCTGGATGAACCGTTGAAGAACCGGCACATCCTCAATGTCGATGGTGTGTTGGTAACTGACGCCCCGCATGTCGCCGTGCAGGCTCATTACAAGGTTGATGACCGTCGAAAGTTGGGAGCCAATTAAGTCTCCACTCCCGAGCAGTGTCGGCACATCGGGGACGTTCGTTAACGGAGTCTCAACGAGAGCGCCTTGCTCGTAAGCTAAGACCATCTCCTGGAGAGTGCGCTTCGCTTGGGCAACGCTTTCGAGGTCCTGGTAATCGAGTGGGATAGTCCGGTAGACCGTGACGTCGAACGGAAGGGGCGAACCATCGCTGATCTGGATGTAAGGCTTATTGGCGGCGTGCCGGATGGCGAGTTCGTAGAAAACGTTGGCGTTGTTGCCGGTCAGGTCGAAGATCGCGATATCCGCCGATACAACGTGGCTCATGATCTGAGTCGTGATTGACCCGGCGACGGCGAGTTGATCAGCCTGTTGACTGTGTAACCCATCGGCTGAACCGTCTCCGCGATGACGTGTTCCAGAATGAGGTCACTCCTCTTCCTGATCTCCGAGTTGTCCGGTCCAATTGGGGGGGACGCCACGAAGCACGTCTTGCCCCGATCCGGCTCACCCGACAGTTGCGCAACGTTCATCTCAACCACCTGAGACCTCCTCTACTTTCCAGACTTAACCATGTCCGCGGATTCCCGTGCCGAACGCAACGCGAAATGGTCCCTTCGTGCACGTCAGACTGCTGTCGTTGCGCCGAGTAAGTTGATTGCCATGCCTAATCACGAACCGCTCAAGATCGTGGGAACCGAAGCCCACACCCCCCCGGAGGGTCGGCGCTACGACTCGGAGAAGTACACCGTGCGCCTGACCCTCAATCGGCAACTGACCGACTTTGAGCGCCAGTGGATCAACACCACCGCGTATCAGACCGGTGCCCGCCCGTTGGGTATTAGCGGGGCCAACCCGCAGACCTTGCCGCGCACATTGATGATTTCCGACACGACACTGGAAGAGGTCGCCGCCGCCCGCGATGACATCAAGGCGTTCGTGGCAGCAGTCGAGACCAATGGTCACGAAGCCGAGCGGCAAGCACTGGACGAGGCGGATGCGTATGTCAACGCCGCCCGCGCCGAAGAGATCCGCCGCAAGGCCATTGCCGACTCCATTGACTGGACGTAGCCAAACACTCGTTGTGATGCAATTAACAGCGGCGTTGTCGCAGGTCAGCGCCCTAGGCCAACATTAGTGCCCGCGAACATCCTTGATGTCGTTCTCGGTGTGACCGATGTTCCAGTCGCCGCACAGCACGGCGTCGCGTCCCGCGCGCAGCAGGACCGCCATCCTCGCG